CAATTCTGAGATTGGGTTTCCTTTGAGACCCTCCCATAATTGTAATCTAAACCCCAAATCCTCTAGGTGGGTCACGAGAAGGTCTTTGTACGCCACGGGCTCCGACCTCGGTCCATCAGCATAAAAAGGTGTATCCACGAGATTCACAAATAACTTTTCACCAAATCCACCATTCCCATGTTCTTTGAGTTTAAAAAAGTTACCAGTGTCATCACAATATGGTGTTTTGAAGATGATTTTTTCGGAATCTGGGATAATACCCATAAGATATCCTCCAGGTTTAATTCTCTTCTTAATCTCATGAATGGAACTAAAAAAGAGATCCCTCGACGCAAATATATAGTGTAATGAAAAATTAAAACACACGATATCAAATCTTCTGTTGGGGCAGGCGTGAATATCACCTTCATAGAAATTTACCCGCAGATGCATCGTTTTAGCGCGTGACCGAGCTTCCACCAAAGCCTCGGGTTCCGGGTCACACATGTTTATATTTGCTCCACACTTGTGCCATTTTTGAAGATCTCCACCGAAACCGCACCCCACATCGAGAATATGTTGACCCTCTTTCGTCACGGATTGAATGAGGACTCTTTTCGCATCATTATGATTCTTCCGAATCTCTTCCATATTTCTTACACTCTTCACCCTTTTAAATCACTTAGGTTTATTAGCTTAAAGTTTTGATCCACTCAATAGATATAATGTCTCTCGAAACTGACTACACCACCGTTCCCGGGCAGGTCTTTGCGTGCATCTCTATCATAGGACCCGAATGTCCTCAGAAGAATGATAAATTTGGTATCAAACTCCGCGGTGCTTTCGCCACCCGTGATGAGGCTGCGAACCATGCCAAGCGTCTTCAAAAGGAGGATCCCACATTTGATATCTATGTCGTGGAACAATACAAATGGCTTCTTATCCCCCCCGATCCCGCCAAGATTGATGACGTTCATTACACGAACGAGAAGCTCGAAGAGATTATGTCTGGATACAAGGAAAACCAGGCACAGGCTACTCGCATGTTTCACGAACGTAAACAGGCCATGATGGACAGCAAGGTCTCGTACACACCCGGTGATGAGAACTCTAAATTTTACACTCGACCTGATGAGCCTCCAATTTCTCACCCCGCAGAGGTTCTCGAACGTCTTAAGAAGGAGAAGCCTGATACTCCCATGGAGGAACTCGTCAAGGAGGCTGACGCCATCGTCGCCGCTGAAGTCGAGGAGCGACGCAAGAAGCGCGAGGCCGAGGCTGAACTTGGGGAGATCAAGGAGGAGGAAGAATAATATTGATATATACTAAAACATAATGTTCACTATACTAATCACGACCATTCTGGTCAGTGCTTTTTTTATTTTGTTTTTTGAACCGAATTGGAATTCAAAAAACAAAAAAGTTGTTAAAAAAGTGAAAAAAGAAAAGGTTTCAACCACAGACGGGTTCATTGAAGATACGAGCGACGCCTTTCTCATACCCATGTATCCTACACAACTCATAAAGAAGGATAGATTTGGTAAAAACATACCAATTTATGGTGACACGGGTACATTCGTGGCGTATTCAACTATACCGGAGGATAACTGGTTGCATGGTTTTCCCCATGAAAAAACCGAGTAAAAACACGGCGAATGCGATAATCCAGGTGGATTTATCGACACTTTTAAATATATCCATTCCTTCAGTACTTCGCACAGGTGGCGGTGGTGGAGGCGGGGCGTATGTCATTTCCGACGGATGAAAATAATATTGTTCTTCTTGTATTTTATTATCTTCATTCTTCTCCTGTTCCTCCATACTGGGGTTATATTCAATGGGATTTCCGATATCTGTTTCCATTTTCTATTATAGAAATTGTTTTTTTTAAGCGTGTTCTTCCTCACTTTCACTTTCATCATCTACGACAAAACCCTTCAGATTACCATTTTCATCGACATCTTCATCTTCATCGGCGTCTTCGTCTTCACTATCGTCTTCACACTCATCTTCCGTGTCAATATCTGTATCTAATAGAACATCCGAGTCGTAATCGTCTGCGTCGTAATCATCCTCGAGAACCGACTCGTCGGGCTGATAGAGATCTGGTTTCTTTATATGTCTTCCGGAGCGGGTAGTGGCAACCATATTGTATATAGAGTGTATTATTGTTTAAGCACTTTTAACACATCAGGAGTTAATGCGTACGATCTAGACTTGTTTCTTTTACATACTGGACATTTTTGAGTTATCTGATTCTTTTTGATAATATACGTCATGTTCACGTCATCGTGTTTACTATTAGTGGTTTCACAGAAATTTGATGTCGTGAGTACCGTGAAGGTTGTCTTGTCTCTCTTTACATTCACGACCGCGGTATTCTCCTGACCCTTTACCCAATTCTGTATGTACGCCTGAACCTTCTCTTTAGCGACACTGTGGTCCAATGAGGGCTTATCAACAAATTTCTTAATTTCTGGACAATCCTTTATGCGATCCTTCCTGGGGTACAACTTGTCTGTAATATTTCGTGTCAATAAGTGTCTACGCCCACAAAAATCTTTACAGAAACCATCTCGGCGACCCCAGAGTGTCTCACATCTACAAAAACATTTTTGAATAATCTCGTTTCCACTGATGATAAACCAGACGTGATTGGATCCATGCTCTCGCTTAAGGTTTTCACAATATTTTGAGTTTGTCGAGACCAAGAAAGTTTGTTTATGTTTGAAGAGTTTGGTGATGTAAGAGTTCTGCTGACCTTCCAAATGTTTCCGAACATACGCTTGTATGAGGAGTTTCGTCTCCTCATCGTGAAGTTCATCTTTCGTTTGCTCATTTGTGAATGTACCTTCTTTCATCACAACTGATGGATGTTCTACGTGTACCGTCTGGGGTTCGTCTGTACGTACGACAGCCATCTTTAGAATCTCGACGGTGGGTTCCTGACTAATCTTTACAATCGTACTCAACGGTCCGTGACGATACACGAAGACGGGAAGATATGCGAGTTGATCCACCTTCCCCTTTTCACATTCTTCACAACCTTGTCCACCGCATGCGTTATGTTTTGCTCTCTTGTATGACCACGGCATTCTGAAACCACTTCCCTTTGTTTTGCGACTAGCACTTCCATACACAGCCAGATCGATAATTTCATTCCAATCTGTAGCACTATCCAGTGCTGAAAGAGCTAGAAGAATGTGGTCTCGAAGTGCTAAAGCTGACGCCTGATCAACCACGAATCCTGGCCAGTTCAGATGAACCCCAGTTTTTATGAGATCTCCACATGGTTTAGGTGGTGCGAGGGAGATGACACAATCCTTGCCACCGTGACGTTTCACTTTGTCACAAATAACCTTACAGATATCTTTGATTTCATCGAGATCTAGGGCTTCCCCAGACTTGTAATCGATATCGACGAAAAAATTGTACGTGTCCGTCTTCTGTTCAACTACATAGAGACGCTCACCGCGCTTCACCGCTTCGACGTACTTCTCATGGAAATCATTCAATTTATCAAATGGCACGGAAAGGACACCACCGTCCATGAGCACATGTGATAGATTGTCGGCATTATTAAATTTTTGAGATGCGCACCAACTCTTAAACATATTTTATTATTGTTCCTCCTCTCTAAACCATGTCATACACGATACATCTCTGAACTCCTTACTCTTCATGAGTTCATTCTTAAGCTCTAAAAGTTTACACACGGACATATTGTCATTATCTGTGACCCATTGATCAATCTCTTCTTCACAGAGTCCCCTGTTCTTTTCGAGTAATTGTCTAATTTCAGAGATGATATAAACCTTGGACTTCATTATTTAATAGAAAATGTTTTTCTATTGAGAGAACTTATACACGTATAGAATTCTGGATTCTTTATCACGTTATCAATCACTAATGACCAACGCTTACGTGCGTTAAATTCTTCAAGAGTATCATAGCTCATAAAATCATTTTCATCATAGGTCTTTTTAATAGGATGTCGTAACGACTTTTTAATGTTTGTTTTGTGTTTTTCTTCATAGAATTTCCTTATTTGAGCCTGTTGTTCTGAACGTCCATAGTTTACGAAAAAAATGAAAACATTATACTCGAGATCGACTGTGGGACTTTCTTTATGTATAAACTTGAATTCGGTGTACTCCCCGTTCTTTAACGAGACAACGCCACGAGTCTCTTCTTCCAGTTCCCTGAGAGCACACCGAATCGGATTTAGAATTTCTCTTCGCCTACACCCCCCTGTGACAAATATCCAATCCTTGAATCTTGTATCTCGTACAGTGAGAAACCGTGGTTTCCCGTCAGCAAAACTAACGGGTATCGCTATAGCTTTGTATTTTTTCATTGCGCATTCGCAAGTTATAATAAGGTGATATGATTATTCGGCAGCTTTTTCATCCTTCGTCTCTACGGGAGGGGCCTGTGTGATCAACTTGGGCTGTTCAAATGCCTCGATTTTTTTAGACATATACTCGGACAAATCTTTCATGTGTACGACTTCTTGTTTAGTTTTGTTCACCTCCTTGAACAGAAAAATAAGACCAGCGAGGCATACGACTGCGGCGACCATCATCATGGTATCACGGTTAACGGGGATCATTGTAGAATATACACGTTTTATCTTTTTAAGTAATTACACCCATCTGAGTCTTTTGGGGGCATGTAGGGCATTCATATGGGCTATGCGCGAACTGAACGGCTTCGTAATGCGTGGGCTGACAACATTTGTCTGTGGATGGGGATGGGTGCCCGACAAATCTTTCGAGTGTCCTGGATCTAGGATCGTACGTCAATACAAAAACGATGGCGAGGAGAGCGATGATTTTCCAATACATTGTTTGTTATTTAGTTAGAATATAATAGACCACCCATACCATTTTCGATACGGAGGACGTTGTAGTTTACGGCGTAAATGTCATCGGTGTTCACGACAGTGTCGTTAACGATACGAGCCGAATCAAGGCGGGAGAAGTTGAGCGAACCGGTGGGTTGAAGCTTACCAGTCTCGAGGCAGAAAGGGTAGGTGAACAACTTCGCACCTGGGGTGGAACTGCCGTGGGAGGTGTGGTAGTAGAGGGGTACGGCG